AGAAGTTTGTGGAGTGCTGTATGTGTGTAAATAAGGATGTAATCATAGCGGGTCTGGATGGAGATTCATTTCAAAATAAGTTTGGTGAACTCCTGGATTGTATTCCAATAGCGTGTGAGGTCACCAAGTTGTCTGCCCTCTGTATGCGTTGCAAAGATGGAACCCCTGGGCCCTTCACGAAGAGGATTGTAAAGAATCAGGAACTCGAACTCATTGGGGGGAGTGACATGTATATAGCCACCTGTCGTAATCATCTATGAATATCTAAAATGAGGACAACTCGTCTACCTGGTCCAGTCTTTACGAGTTCGTGGTACCTCGCGTGATCGAATATAAAATCGTCGCCGTCCATGTGGACATGCGAGCCACTTTCAGTATACAACGTGCAATCACCATCACTTTGTATAGTGAGATGATACCTCAGGAGTTCATTTGATTCAGCTCGGTGGGGAGCTATAGTCATAGGACCATCTACTACTGCGAATGCGGCACGCCCGGCGAAGTTACGTGTGCATGAAATCTGTTTGATTAATCCGTAGAGTATTGGAAAATGTTCAACTTTATAATAGTAGTAGTTCATATTCTCCTCAAACCATGGATCTAAGTCATGGTAATACTCGTGTTTCAGTGATGATGAAACTTTTAGAAACTCTTCGCGTATCTTTTTATAGTGAAGTTTCAGTAATAAAAGTCCGGGGTGAAAGTGGTGAGGCTTGAATATATCTCTCAGTGTGTTTTGCATACCAACCACAGGTCTCCATATATTTGTAAAGTATAACAGATCTATCGGTGCTTTCATGTAGTCACAAAAAACTAAAATGGCGGGTGTAATAATCAGAAGGGGCCACATTATTTTCTCGGTAGATAATAAAAATGCCCGGATACGGCAAGCGTGAATACATGGACCCAACCCCAGAACCCACCGAGGACGTCAAGACTGTTGAGTATCGCTTCAAGATGCCAGCTCTCCCAGCGCTCACCATCGTTCAGTTCCTCCTCATCTCGTTCATCGCGTACCACGCGTGGACTACCCGCAAGATGAAGAGCCCCGTTTTGGGCACTGCTATTGTTGCCTACGGTCTCTTCCACCTCTATGACCACCTTTACCGTGTGAAGCGTGGCCCAGAGAACCTTTTCTTCCTCCCCAAGAAGGAGGCGTACTGTGGCGCGTGCCGAAAATAAATCCCTGTAAAATATAAGTATGCGCGTCAAGGTTATTCGTAGCCCGAACCCGAGGAAGAAGTTCAGGGCGATATTAGAAGACGGCAGGACTGTTGACTTTGGTGCACGTGGATATTCCGACTACACCAAACACAAGAATCCTTCACGAATGCGTTCCTATGTTCTTCGCCACGGGGGTCAGATACCCAGACGTGTGATGGAGGAAGAGGATCCCCGAAAAATTCAGAAGCTTATGCTCAACGTAACCACCAGTGACAAGGAGGACTGGAAGTTAGGTGGAGTAGATAGTGCTGGTTTTTGGTCTAGGTGGTACCTATGGAGTTATCCTACATTTGGGGGTGTCCGTAGATTTATGAAAAAAAAGTATAACATAACTATAGTATGAGCAGAGGTACAATTATTGCTGTATTAGTTATACTTTTTACATGTTTCTTGTCAATATTTGGATACCTTTTCATCCAGCGATTGAAAAGGGATGCCGACGAAAGGAAACGGATCGAGGACTGGGAAAATAAAGTCAACGGGGATGAGGTATTCTTTTTTACTGAGTGTAAGTACAGGGGATTTATGATAAGTGAGAAGATTACAAATCCCATGAGTTCCATGTATGACCAGGATGATATGACGGGGCCACTGACGTCGATGATTATCCCAAAGGGTGTGGAAGTTAAGGCGTTTACAGATGATAACAATAACATTTCATTTACTTACACCGGTCCTAGGGTATTGAGGTGTATAACTGCACACGACCCGGTCAAATCTGTGCACATAACTCACGTTTAAGAATATCCATCTTTTCAAAAAAGACTACCATAATATCGAGTGTTTTATAATTTTCTACACCAAGGTACTGTTGGAATAGGTCTTCTACACCTTCGAAGAACCCTGTCAGTTTTAACTCATCTTCTTCCTCTTCTGTAAATGATTCCAATTCACAAGTGTAGTGTGACAATATTGTTTGAACTTCAACAACATTTTCACCCTTCCAATTCTCTAGGATGGTTTTCAGGTCGTTCAATCTAAAACGTTTAATAAATGCATCCGTGATACACCTCTTCGATATTATAAGTAAATCTTTACCAGTTTCTCCACCGATGTATTTCCTGAAAATATCTTCAGTGGTTTTAATTCCAAATGGGGTGAATACTATACTATCATCACACTGTCGTCTCACCCTAGAGAACTCATTCATTAGGGATATTACACCGTGAGTAGTTATATCGTCATTTTCCCAATCTCTGGGGAGTTTTCGGAGTTCGCGGAGTTTAAATTTCTTTACTACATGGGGTTCGGTTTTGGGAATACACCCAAATTTAAATAAAAATAATGCGAACAATGGACCTATCATATTACACTCTAAGGCTAATTCTTTATCTCTAAAAACTCTTTGAAAGTTAATACTTTTCCATCTTCAATCATTTTCGCAAGTATATATTCTTCTTTGTTCATATCCTGGTAGGATAAATAGGCTTCACTGTATACACGTTTGATGTATATATCAACGTCGTCCAGGTACAGTAGGAAATTAATTAGTTCACTATCGGGCATACTATATAATTCCGAATCAAACGTAGAACATGAGAATAGATGTCTCGGGGCTTCATATACAATGAACTTTCTTGCTATAATTTCTTCGACATTTCCAAATGGCTGTAAAGCGATTTCATCAGACAGATAAGATGAAGTCATGAGGCATTGTATACCCGAGCTTATCTTAGATAGAAAATCTCTTTTAATTTTGGTGACCATTTTCAGATAAATTTACTTTCGATACCTAAAACTTAGGTGTTTAAAGAATAAATATCAAATTCAAATATGACTGACTTCAAGGACGACCTTCGTGAAACAAATAAACTCATTCGAGAGGTTATTCTCCCACAACTTGTAAAAATTGAAACCGAGCTTATATCCTTGCGTAAACACGTATGGCCATTTGTACAGGCGAGAAAGGAGAAGTTCTTACTCAACGACCTTGATGCGAAAAGGGACTTTTTCAAGTACCTCGATGATGAAACTATTATGGAATTATTGAAACTCAAAGCAAAGGTTTCATCTTCAGCCCAGGGTCTACACCAGAGGGAATATGACCTGACTAAAAATTTTTGTTAGTATACTATAAATGCGTGCGGGACTTGTAATTTCATTATTGGTTATATTTTTGGTGTCATCTGGGTTGGCGGCTGTGATGATGTCACAACAGAAGGAGAAGGAGATGGTCGGTCCATCGGTTGTCGAGGCGGAAGTGGAACCAGAAATGGAACCAGAAATGGAACCAGAAATGGAACCAGAAATGGAACCAGAGGCGGAAACAACTTCTCCAACGACTGAAAACTACACCTATATAAAAATGTAGGTATACAATAAATGCTTCCCATATTTATGATACCCGGGGTTTCTGATCTCCTTCCATCTATCCCAGGTATGGATTTACTACCAACTACTTCAGAGATGTATAATGTGAAGACACCCCTACGTCTTTCGACAATTGGTTCCTTTGTTTGTTGTATGTTTATGTTTGTCAATGTGATTCAAAAGTTGGGTCCTCTCCCCAAGGGTCCACCACCAATGATGGCGATGCTCCTAGGTGCATGTGCCTGTTCTGTATTTTCGACGGGACGTATAGGTTTTGATATTAAGAGGCGTCTTGCCCCTAAAAAGGAATAAAGAAGTCGCTACTGTGAATAGTAAATGGTTGCCAAGGGAAACGCTGAAATTTCAACCCGTATGACATATGAAGAACGTGAAGCCATGTACATGAAGGGTAAACAGGAAGCGATGAACAAGGCTCTCGAGGGTGAGAGGGTTCGCTACACGAGCGCCGGGGATTCTGAAAAGTTTGTTACATTCCTGGAAGGTCGTTTAGAGATTTGGGACGAGGTGAAGGATAAAACCTTCCATGGTACAAGGATGTACGAGAAGACTAAAGAAATCCTCGAGTCAAAAAGGTTTGGGGTTGAATAAAAAATAAAGAAAAATCGGTGTGTGTACACTCGCGTAAAATTGATACTTTGATATTACCAATTTTACGAGACAGTTTTGCTTTTCGCTTAGACATTATCTAAAATTTAGAGGTGATAATCTGACTTAGGTTTAATTTCCAAATGCTACACCCGCCATACCATTCTTGATACGGAGGACATTGTAGTTCACCGCGTAAATGCGGTGAAGCGCGTTACCACCCGTGGGTCCAACGAGTGCGAGTTTGGCATTATCGATGCGGGAGAAGTTGAGGGTACCAGTGGGTTGCATTTTGCTCAAATTGAGACAGAATGGCCATGTGAAGGTGGGAAGATCCTCGAGAATGTCGTCTGGGAGATCCGTGCTGTGCATTTCTGGAACGACTGTGTGGTGATAGACATTGGAGGTATCCTCGAAGAGGGGAACACCATTGATGTAGAGAGACGACTTTTGGAAAGTGAATTCGGAATCCCAGTCATTACCCGTAGCCTTACCGGAAACGAGGTGGACAGATTTCACTGGGTGGTTGAAATATGTGAGATCAATCTCTGTATCGGTATTGGAGGCAAGTTGGTGTTGAGTTTGGGTGATGAGAAGTTCGTGTTCATTATCTGTGAAATATTTACGTTCGTCTGTGTCCAGGTAGATGTAGTTACCCCAAACCTTGGGAGTGCCGACTGGGGTGTATCCGTCACGGCACTTGATGCGGATCTCCACGTCGTGGTATTGGAGGGCCACCAAAGGGAGAACCTTGGTCCAATCCTCGCCGAAGAAGAAGGGAATCATGAAGTGGTCACCACTGTGGTTGGACTTTCTGTTGTTGGTTGTAACGGCACACGAAGCCTTAGCCGTGTTGTCGCGGAGAAGTGGGTTGTGGACACCCTGAATAAACAGAGAATCCAGTTGCGACACCTTTTGGCCGCCGATCCAGAGACCAAACTCAGTTGGGCTGGAGGCACCCGCGGAAAAGAGACCATCGGGGTTGGTCTGAACATTTGAAATACGAGTGTCCTCGATCCATATATAGCTCATGAGGTCACCCTTAGAGCGGATGGGGATGACAACCTCATTGTTTTCACCGAATGTACCAATGTAATCTAAGCGTTCGGGCTTCATTGCGAAATTTGTGTATCGCTTGTAGTTCTGACGAAAGAAACTGACTTGGGGGTCACCTGTGATGTACACATCCTGGGCCCCCACCGAAACGAGCTCAATCAAAGCTGCTGACATTTATTAATAAATGATATTAAAAATTGGGGTCGATGTAAACACATGGTGGTATTCCAGGCACTAACCTGGGAAGCGAGGGATTCTGACAAAGAACATTTGGTAAGTATTTTTGGTAAAACCGAGGATGGTAAATCTGTATGTGTAACTACATCATTTACTCCATACTTTTTCATCAAACTTGACTTGACAACCTCAAAGCAGAAGATTCAAGAGATTTATAGTACGATCGATCGGAAGTGTCCTGAATGTGTACTCTGTTATTCTATGATGAAGTCGAAGGATGTTTGGGGATTCCAAAACAATGAGGAGTTTATGTTTATGAAGGTGGACTTTGTAAATCTTCAAATGAGACGTCGGGTGGATTCGTTTCTAAAGCGACCGCTCGAGCTCTCGTCTGGATTTTTTAAAGCTAAAGTCTTCGAGTCTAACTTGGATCCCGTCCTCCGGTTGATGCATAGAACTGGAATTCAATCTACTGGGTGGTTAGAGACTGGTGATAATTGTATTCGTTCTCATTTAGCCCGTGTTAATATTGATTTGTTCTGTAATGATTGGACTACACTTAAACCAGTGGCGAGGGATGACATCGCACCATTTGTCGTGGCGTCATTTGATATCGAGTGTAATAGTTCTACTGGTAAGTTCCCGGATGCCGATGTTACAGATGATGCGTGTTTTCAAATTGCAGTATCACTGTGTACGTTTGGTAGCGATGAACCCTACGAACGGGTGTGCTTATGTTACAAAAAAACTGATGGTCCTGATACTATTAGTTTTGATACAGAAAAGGAGATGCTTGAAGCATTCCAAAAATATATCCACGAAAAGGACATTGACATTTTCACGGGTTGGAATATATTTGGATTTGATCTTGAGTTTATTTACAAGAGGGCCTTTGTGGTTGGGTGTGACTCGGAGTTTTTCAAAATGGGAAAACTGAAGTCCCAGGAATGTGAACTTTTGATCAAGAAATTGAGTTCGAGTGCACTTGGTGACAATCTCTTGAAACTTCTCCCAATGTCTGGGCGTTTTATATTCGATATGTTCCACGAGGTCAAGAAGGGTTACAAGTTGGATTCCTACAGTCTCAATAATGTTTCAAAATTGTACATCGGGGACCAAAAGATTGACATGCCCCCAAAGGAGATGTTTGCTCGTTACCGGGAAGGTGACCCCGTAAAATTGGGTGAAGTTGCCGAGTATTGTATCAAAGATACCCTGCTGCCCCACAAGTTGATGAAGAAGATGTGTATTCTCCTAAACCTTCTGGAGATGGCCAAAGCTACCTGGGTTCCAATGTGTTTCCTGGTTGAGAGGGGTCAACAGATTAAGGTGTTTAGTCAATTGACGAAAAAGGCACGGGAGCTTGGTTTCATGGTCCCAACCATCCGCTATGGTACTGTAACATCTGATCCTTACGAGGGTGCTACAGTTCTCGAGGCACAAAAAGGTGCATATTATACACCTATCACAGCCCTAGACTTTGAAGCTCTGTACCCATCTATCATGATGGCACACAATCTGTGTTATTCATCTTGGGTTATGAATGAAAAGGAGTATGGGAACATTCCTGGGGTTACCTATGAAACATTCAATGTCGGTGAAAAGACCTATAAATTTGCTCAAGGTGTACCAAGTCTTTTACCGAGTATTCTTTTAGAACTCAAACAGTTCCGTAAAAAGGCCAAGAAGGATATGGCTACCGCGACGGGTTACATGAAGGAAGTATACAATGGTAAACAATTGGCCTATAAGGTTTCGATGAACTCTGTGTACGGTTTCACAGGGGCTGGGAAGGGTATTCTTCCATGTGTACCGATTGCATCTACGACGACGTTTAAGGGTCGAATGATGATTGAAGAGACGAAAACCTACGTCGAGAAGAATTTTCCCGGTGCAAAGGTGAGGTATGGGGACACGGATTCGGTCATGGTGGAGTTCGATGTTGGTGACCGGAAGGGTGTGGAGGCTGTTGAATATAGTTGGGAGGTTGGGGAGCGCGCTGCAGAGGAGTGTAGTGCCCTCTTCAAAAAGCCGAACAACTTGGAGCTTGAGAAGGTGTACTGGCCTTATTTTTTGTATTCTAAAAAGCGATACGCCGCCAAGTTGTGGACCAAGGGGAAGGATGACCAGATGCATATGGACTATATTGACATCAAGGGTCTCCAGGTTGTCCGCCGCGACAACACACCCCATGTCCGCGAGGTGTGCAAGGAGTTGTTGGACGTAGTCCTCACATCGAGCGACCCCGGTCCACCAACGGAGTTGGCTCGAGAAAGGGCCATAGAACTTCTATCTGGTGATGTTCCAAATGAAAAACTTATACTCAGCCAAGGTCTTTCGGATTCCTATAAAGTCAATGGAAAATCGGTCTCCATAAACAGTGATGAAAGTGTGGGGATTAATCAGGCTCATGTCCAAGTGGTTGTAAAAATGCGAGAACGTAAACCTGGTTCAGAGCCCCAATCGGGTGACCGCGTTCCCTACCTTCTCACTAATACAGGTGATCGGAAGGCCAAGGCATTTGAAAAGTCCGAGGATCCCAAGTTTGTGGAGGAGAATAACGTACCAGTAGATTATCATTACTATTTCGAAAATAAATTTTTGAATCCAGTGTGCGATCTTCTAGACCCCTTGTTCGAAAATACTAAACAGGAAATTTTCGGTGAAATCATTGACCAACACAAACCCCCGAAGAAAAAGAGGGAACCTGCATTGAGTACAATGAAGAAGGACCAACTCATTGAGGAGTGTAAAAGATTGGGTCT